GACTGGCCTTGCTGGCTGACGAAAACGTCATCCTGTCTGCCGCCGACAGCTACGACCGGTTCTGGCCTGAAACGGTGCAGGCCGTCGTCGACAGCGACCCAGTCGACCTGACAACCGGCGGCCGGGAAATCAACTTCCTGATCAGCAGCCTGGCCTTTGCCAACGTGCTGCTGCTGTTCAGCCGGCATGGCCAGTTTCGGCTGGATAGCGGATCAACGACAAGCGGCGCCCTGACTCCAAAGACGGCGACCATCACGCCGATCACCACTTTTGAGATGACCGACTCGGTGGACCCGGTCGGGGTGGGCCGGACCATCTACTTCTCTGTGCCCAAAGGCGACTTCACCGGCCTGCGCGAGTTCTTCTTGCCTGACGCCAGCGGCCCGGTGCCAGTGTCAGAAGAGGTCACGTCGTCGGTGCCACGGTTTGTCCCCAAGAACCTTTGCACCCTGATCGCCACCGCTTCAGAGGAAAGCATTCTGCTGATCAGCAAGGACCAGCCCAAGCGGGTTTACCTCTACAAGTTCTTCTTTCAGGACGACACCAAGCTGCAGTCAGCCTGGTCTTACTGGGAGGTCAAGGGCGCCAAGTCAATCATTGGCGCCGATTTGATTGACAGCGACCTGTACCTGGTTGTCGAGTACAGCGACGGCGTCTACCTGGAAAAGGCAGTCCTCCGCCCTGAGCACGTCGACACCGGCACTGGCATCGAGGTCATGGTGGACCGCAAGACGACGGAAGCCAGCTGCTCGGTGGCGCTGACCAACCCGACGGGCTTGGACATCCAAAGCACGATCACCTTGCCGTATCCCATCGCGGCCGACAGCACGATGGTGGTGATTGGCCGGTACTTCGTTGGCAACACCATCCAGTACGGGCAGATGCTGGTGCCCATCAGCCAAACTTTGGCGGGCGGGGCTGGTGGCAACGGCACGCTGGTGGTCCGCGGAAACCTGACCAGCGCCAAGTTCTATGTGGGCGAGCTGTACGACATGCTCTACGAGTTCAGCACCCAGTACCTGAAGGAGCAGCCGCCTGGCGGCGGCATTGCCGTGGTGGCCGGGCCCAAGCTGCAGCTGCGCACCTGGACGATGATCTTCGACCAGACCTCACACTTTGAGATCAAGATCACCCCTCGCAACAGGGCCACCTACACCTACCCGTACAACGGCATTGAGCCTGGTGATTCGCTGATTGCACTTGGCAGTCCTGGCATCAGAAACGGGCGCTTCCGTGTGCCGGTGATGACCCAAAACGTGGACGCCAAGATTCAGATTGCCAGCAGCAGCGCCCTACCCTGCAGGCTGCAGTCCGCGGAATGGGAAGGGTGGTATCACTCCAGAGCTGGCCGCATGTGACGGGCTACACCCGACCGACCCGCGTCCAGGACATCGTCCCAGTGGCCAGGGCCATGCGGGAAGAAGACAAGGCGGAGGTCATGGCCGGCTGTGGGCAGTCGCCTGATCAGGCCCTGCTGTTCTGCTACTTCAAGGGTGCGCCGTGCATGACCATGGTTGGCCGAAACGGCGACCCGGTTGGCATGTGGGGCGTCGTGGACCAGGGCCAAGGCGTTGGGCGAATCTGGATGCTGGCGACAGACGAGCTGGTGCAAGACAAGCAAAACAGCATCCAGTTCTTGAGGCAGGCCAAACCATGCGTGGAGAAAATGCTGCAGCGGTACGAAGTGCTGTTCAACTACGCCGACGCCCGCAACACGGTCCACCTGAAATGGCTTCGGTGGATGGGCTTTACCTTCATCGCTGAGCATCCAAACTATGGCAATGAAGGCCAACCGTTCCTGGAGTTCGTGAGGATGAGCCATGTGTGAGGCCGTATCGATCACGCTTGGCGTCCTGTCTGCCGGCCTTGGCATCGCCCAGGGCGTGGCCGGCTATCAGCAGGCCCAAGAGAACGTGGCCGCCGCCAATGCCCAGGCGGAACAGAACTACCGGTTCCAGCAAATGCAGGCCAGTTCGGCCCGGGCATTTGAGCAGCTGAAGTCGCAACAGCAAGCGGCGATCATGGAGCAGAACCGATTTCTTGCTGACCAGGCCTACGAGAACGACATCTCTCAGCTGAACCTGCGGTTGATGCAGGAGCAGGAGGCCGCGGCCCAGAAGATGCAGCAAGCGACGCTGGCCAGTCGTCAGGCACAAGGCGAGATCAGGGCAACTGGACGCCTGGGCGCGACGGTCGACAACCTGATTGCTGACTACTACAGGCAGCAGGCTGTGTTCGATTACGCGACTGAGCGCAACCTGGCCTTTGCGTCAACGCAGACCCAGATGGAGAAGATGAGCGCTGCGGCCAAGAGAGGCAGCAGGCTTGCCAGCCAGCAGCCGTACCTGGAGCAGCCTGTGCTGGATCCGCTGGAACCGATCTACCAGTCGGCACCAAGCGCAACGCCGTACATCCTGGGGGGTGTCTCTTCCGTTATTGGAGGAGTTCAGACGGGCATCAGCACCTACGGCCAGATCCAAAAGATCAAGGCCGCCCAGCCGCCCAAGATTCCCAACTACAGCAACGTCTTCAAGGGGTAAGCCATGGCACGCCTTTCCACCGGTCAAACCTTTGGCGACACAGATCGGGCCACGTCGACCCGCCTTCTTGGCGCTGTCGAGCAGATGGCCACGCCCGGCATGCTTGCCCAGGCCAGCATCAACCAGCCAGGGCTGCAGCCACAGGCGGCTCCAGTCGAGGTGTTTCAGCAAACCGGTGCGCCGACCGTTGGCGGCCCGCCAAAGTTTTTTGAACCTCAGTCCCTGCCCGGGCCCAGCCAGGACATGGCTGCCCTGGCCAAGGCGTTGGGCAGTTTCAGCCCAATGCTGCAGACGTTTGGCGACCAGTACGTCGAGCGCTTGAAGTTCCAAGACAAGCAAGCAGAGCTGATCGGCCGGCAGTTTGCGGCTGACTTGAAGATGCAGTACCCGGGCCAGCAACTGGTCCAACTGCGTGATCAGCTGTACCGCAGGGCCCAAGACGGCGATCCGAATGCAGCCGAGGCCTACAACAAGGTGCAGGCCTTGAGCCCGCTGCAGCTGGCCTATGCCAATCGGTACAACAACAAAGGCCTGCTGCAGGACGACATCAACAGCTCTGTCGCCCGGTGGTCTCAAAGGGCGGAGATCGACGGCACGCCGATTGACCAGATCCCGCCAGGCGATCCAAGGCTGAAAGGGGCGCAGACGGATCTGTTCCGCATTCCCAACGACCCGGTCCTGTTTGCGGAAATGGCCCCGCAGATTGAGGCCAAGTACGCCGAGATGGATCGGCAGCATGCCACCTTGCACAGCGCCTACAAGGGCAGGCAGGCCGCCGTCGCCACCAAGAGCAACCTGGCCAGCATCTTCACTGCTCAGCTGGTCGACCGCGATGGCGCCGTGACCAACCTGACGAACATGCTCAACAGCGCTCGGATCAACCTGGGCGTTGAGGGTTATCAGAAACACCTGGACGACATGACCAGCTGGGTAGCAGAGGCTGTCCTTGCTGGCTCAGTGGTCGACGGCAAACTGGACCTTCGGCGTTGGACCTACCTGAGCAATGAGGCTCGGCAAATCTTTGGCCAGGTGCGTGTTGGCCCCAAGGGCGACGTGCTGCTGGTCGATCAACTGGGCGCCAAGGGTGGCATCAGCGCTGCGCTCAAGCTGCAAGAGGAGCTGGTCGGGGCCTACCGCAAGTTCAGCGACAACCTGGACTACATCTCCAAGGAATCCGGCGAAGACATTGGCCGCGGCATTGCTGCCCGCAACAGGGTTGGCGATCCGACCCTGACGCCGACCGAGCAGCTGACCGCCCAGACCAGGGCGTTTCAAGAGGCAATGCAAATCAAGGACCCGGTTCAGCGCCAGACAGCATTTGACGAAATCAATAAAGAATCCAAGGCAAGCGAGCGAATCTCCGCCAACCAGCAAAAGCTGGTGGAACGGACTGTCACCTTTGGCTACGACAAGGACCCCAACGTTGAGATTCCCAGGATCGAAGGGTTGGTGGCCAGCGGCTTGATGGACCCCAGCACCGGCGGTCGGTTGATTCAGAACTACCGGCAGCTGCAGTCAGCCGACATGCGGCCCTACGTCAATGCGGCCAAGGAGGCCAAGAAGCTCCTGATGAAGCAGGAGATGGACGCGATGCAGCGGTCTGGATCGGAAGACGGCAAAAGCCTGTCAGAAGGCGAGCGCCGTCGACTGGCACAGCGGTCGGCAGAGATCGATGCCGACATTGAGGCCATTCGTCGCAGCGGCATGGCCAACAACATGGGCACCCCTCAACTGCGGAAAGAGCTGGACTCCTTTGTTGGCGACCAGCTGAACAAGACCAAGGCCGCCCCCGCCGCTGGCATCAGCCTGCGACCCACTTACGAGTCGCCGCAGAAATGGTCCGACAGCCTGGGCGCCTTTGGCCGGATGGGCCCTGGCAACCGGGCTGCAAATTACCAGCTGCAGCAGCAGGTCAAAAGCGGAGTGCTGTTCCCCGCCAATGTGTACCTGCAGAACTTGAACGATTTCCTGGACAAGGGCCAGCTCAGCGAGCCCATGCGGCTGATGATCAAGCGGGCCGGCTACCAGAACAAGCCAGCGCAGTTTTTTTTGGACCAGTGGAAAAACGTCTACCCGGGCAGGCCTTTCCCCAAGGACTATGAAGGGCGGATGCAGGAGCTGAACGGCATGGAGATCAGCATGGTCCAACCGGCTACTTCAGTCCCAAGCACCTACGGCATGCTGAGCAGCGCGATCAGCAGCGCCGTGCGCACCGCGATGGACGTCGTTGCGCCGCCGGCTATGGCGGCCGAGGACATGCAGCTTGCCTCGGCGGGCCCGATAGTCAGTGGCTCCAACAATCTGATCAGCGTCATTCGGGCCATGCGTGGCGCCAATTCATTTCGAGGCGTTTCGTTGATCAAGAACAAGCGGCCTGGCGACTACCAGAGCGATCCACGAGAAAACTGGTTCTTTGATTTCAACCCGGCCGCCGTGCCGCTGGCCGTCAGGAGGGCACGACGACTGTCACAGCAGGACCTCAACGCCTTGGCGTTCACTGCTTTGACGGAGGCCGGGCCTACAGCTCGCGGCAAGCTGGAGGTGGCGGCCAACCTGATCAACCGGTCGGCAGTTGCCGGCAACAAGCCCATCGTTGACATTGCCAAAGCACCTGGTCAGTACGAGGGAGTCTTTGGCTATTCCAGGCGGCAACTTGTTAGCGCCCAGGAGGGGAGACGAATCTTTGGCCGCCGATACGATCAGGTCAGGCAGCTGATTCAGCAGGGGATTTGACCAATGCCGATTAACGTCACCACTGACCCAAAGACTGGCCAGCAGGTCGTCGAAGCTCAGGTCCCCGAGAAGTTCCCGAAGGTCGGTGAAGGTGGCGGCGGCGACGGGCTCAAAAACATTGTCACCGAGTCGCTGGGCTTGCCACTTGGCATTTCCAAAACGGTGGTCGGCGCAGGCAAAAAGGCCGCCCGCGACCTGGCCCAAGAGGTCCTGGGCAACCTGCCAGCTGACGAGTTCTCAAAACTGCGGGTCCCCGGCGGCGTGCCTCGCAAGCCTGGCGCCCCTGATGCACCAATCCTGGGCGTCTTTCCGCCGTTGCCCAAGGTGGAAGCGGCCAGCCCTGTCGAGGGGTTCTTGGCTGGCCTAATCCAAGGCGGCGCTGCCTGGTTCTTGGCGTCCCGAGGCCTGCGTGGTGCCCGTGGCGTGGCCATGCGTGCCCCTGGGGCGCCAGCGGCTGTTCGTGCTGCAGCGCCCGTCGTCCAGCCATTGCAAGCAGCGGCGGCCCGGGCGACGGCAGCCCCTGGCCTTCGTGGCTTTGCCGGCAGGGTGGCGGTGCAAAGCGTCAAGGAAGCACCGGCCAGCGCCATTGCGGCCTACGGCGGCTTCAAGCCTGAAGAGCAGCGACTGTCCGACCACGTCCTCCGGTGGGTGGAACAACAGGCCGGCACCCCCCTGCACGGGGCCTTGGTCGACATGGTGCGCTCGAAGCCTGGCGACACAGCGTCTGATGCCAGGTGGAAAGGCGCCATTGAAAGCCTGCTGATCCTTGACCCTGCTGCCAACACTGTCATTGAGGGCTTAGGCCGGGCCGCCAGGGCCGCCGTCAACCTGCACAAGGCCAGGCAGGCGGCACAGCAAACAGGCAAGCCTGCAGCCGAGCAGGTCGTTGATGCAACGGCCAAGCAGGCCGATCCCCCTGTTGCCCCTACGCCGGAAGCAGCAGCCGGCCCAGCTCCCAAGCCAAAGGCCAAGGCGGTCGAAGTTGTCGAGGCTTACCAGGAAATGCGCCGCACTCCCATGTGGGAGAAAAAGGGCGTCGAGATCCAGCAGGGCCTGCCTGATCCCTGGGAAGAAGTGGCCAAAGCAGAGGCCGACTACACCCAGTCGTTTGACGACCTGGAAGTGGCAATGGCCCGGGCGGCCAACACTGTGCCCGATGTTGCCGGCCCAGTCACGCCGGAGGCTCGGGGCACCGAGTTGCCGTCCTATTCCCAGGTGCGGGAAAGCCGCGTGGCTGACATTGCCACCGACCCCCAGCGGTTTCAGTTCAAGGCCGCCGGCCAATTGAGCAAGACAGGCGTGTCTGGCTCGTTGAAAGAAACGGCCGAGTACGACCCGCTGTTCGGCAAGATCATCAGCGTCTGGCGTGACCCGGCCGACGGTCAGCTGTATGTGGTCAATGGCCACAATCGCTTGGACCTGGCCCGTCGCTCTGGCCGGGAGTCCATCCTGACCTGGGAGATTGAGGCCCCTACGGCTGAGCAGGCCCGGGCCATCGGCGCCATGGAGAACATGGCCGAAGGCATGGGAACTCCATGGGATGCCGCCAAGATCATGCGCGACATGGGCATGGGCATCGAGCAACTGCGGCAGCGGAACATCAACGTTCGCGGCCCTGTTGCAGAGAAGGCCATCCCGCTGAGCCGCCTGCCCCAGGAGCTGTTTGACCGTGGCGTCACCGGCAAGCTGGACATGGCCAAGGCCGTTGCCCTGGGCAGCGAGCCTCTGGACGAAACGGTCATCCGTGACGTCGCCACTGCTGCAGCCAAGGGCAAGTGGTCGGCCGAGAAGATCCTGCAGGCCATGCAGGAAGCCAAGTTTGCCCAGACCGAAATGCCGGCCGGCGGCACCTTGCCGGGCATGGAGGAGTGGGCCGACAAGACCAGCGACTTCAGCGTGCGGGCTGACGTGCGAGCTGAAGCCTACCGACTGCTGCGCGAGGAGATGATCGCCTTGACGTCAGCCGCAAGAGTTGGCCGCAAGTCGATCTTGGAAGCAGCTGGCAATGTGATCGACGTCGCTGGCAGCCAGGCGGCCAAGGATCAGGCAGCCCAGGCCGCGGCCGTCTTCAACCAGGTGACTGGCTACGTCGGCCCTGTGCGGGCCCTGCTGGACCAAATGGTCGAACAGGCCAAGGGCGGCCGGACCGTCAAGAAGGTGGTCGAAGACAACCTGGACGCCCTGCGCAGCGCCATCGACGAAGAGATCAACGGACCCCAGCTTCCGCTTGGGGCACCTGCTGCCGCGACCCCTGAACAAGTCGCGGAATCTGAAGCCCTGGTAGATCGCGCACTGTCCACGCTGCCAGAAGAAAAGCAGGTGGTCGTGCAGGCTGAGCTGGAGAGCCGCGTTCAGGCGCCCGAGCCGCGCATTGCGGTGCAGCCGATGGGCAATGTGGCTGCTGCTGCCATTGAGCCGCCAACACCCACCAGGGCGGCGGCACAACCAACCGAAGATCCCGACCTGATCCGACTGAGCCTGGCCGAGCAGGCTGGCAATACGGAACTGGCTCAGCAACTGCGTGCCCGCTTGGAGGACCGCGGCGTCGAGGTTCCAGCTGAAGGCCAGGCCAGCTTCATCCCTGCCGCCACCGCTTTTCGCTTGCCTGATGAGCTGCAGCGGTCGTCCCCCCGCTACAGCTACGGCTCCAAGCAGTTCCAGCTGCGCTTTGCCAGCGACCTGGACCGCGCTGCCTACATCCTGGCCAACGACGTCAAGACGGTTTCCAAGGCTGCACCCAAGTTCCGCGACGCCGTCGAGCGGGCCGGTTACGACCTGACAGAGATTGCCAGCCACGGCGACAGGGTCCGTGCTGCCATCAAGGCCCAGGCCAAGGACGCAGACCCTGGTGTCATTGAACTGCCCGACCAGGGCTTCCGTCCTGGCAGTGGTCGTCTGGCGTCGACGGTGGAGACCCTGCCAGCCACCGGCATGCCGCCGTTGGACCCCGACTTTGTAAAGGCCTTGACTGACGAGCTGGCGGACGACATCCGCCGCGTCGCTGGTGACGACGTTGCCATTCGCTTTCAGGAAGCCTTCCAGATGGGCCAGCGCCCCAAGGAATGGGGTGGCGTTGGAGACCCAAAGGAGATCAGCTACCTCAACGGCTTCTATGACCCTATTGAGGACCTGATCCAGGTCAACGGCGTCGGCCGCGACAAGGTCACAAGGACGCAGCAGACGGCCTTCCACGAGGCCTTCCACCGCGTCCAGTTCAACTTCCTCACCGCGTCCGAGCTGAAAGCGCTGAACAGCTTTTGGTCTCAGCTGAAGCTGTCCATCGCAGCCGACGACAGGATCAAGGCCGCGGCCGGCCAAGGCAAGAAAGTCGCCTTGATTGAACAGCAGGCTGTCGCTTTTCAGAAGTACGCCTACGCCCGCAAGGAGGGGCTGGACCCCATCGCTTTCATGACTGGCGCCACCGAGGACGAGCTGCGCGGCTACCGCAATGCTGGTTTCACGGGCGGCGACTTCAAGATTGAGCGGATCAAGACCGGCGAAAAGCTGGCCATGGATGCAATTGGCGCAGGCTTTCGCATCTTTGACGCCCTACTCAGCTTCATCGAAAGCGCCAACAACTTCATCCGTGGCCGCGGCTGGACGTCGATCAATTCAATCTTTGACCAGGCCTACAGCGGCAAGCTGGCCAGGACCCGGGCTGAACTGGGCTCTGCTTACGAAGAAATGCCTGTGCCAGGCCGGCGCCCAATTTCTTACCCGCGCACGGACATTCTGGAGACCATCCGCAACCGGGACATGATTGCCCTGGGCGGGAAAGAGAACCGCAACCGCGGCCGGCTTTACAGCGAGGAACCGGCTGGCCCGTTGCCCGTCGACCCGCCGCCGGGCCCAGAGAACAGCGACGACTGGGTGCGCCGTTTTGCTCGGCAGCTGGAGGTCAACCGTCAGGCCCTGCTGAACGGCGAGGTCACGATGGAAGACCTGATGGCCAACAGCTTCCAGAAGGTGCAGTCGCCTTCTGGCAAGACCATCTACACCGCCAAGCGGGAGGACCTGGTCGACGGCCTGAACGCCATGTCGAAG